CACGGCCTCCATGTTCTCGGTAGTTACTTCTACCGCGTTCACGAAGAGGGGCTTACGGACGAACCGAGCGATTTGCAGATTCATCTTGTGTCCTCCCGGACAAATTAAAGGCGCCTTGTTACGGGCGCCTTCTGGGTCTCATTATATGCGTTGTTTTTCCTGCGAGTGCTTAGGTGTTGTACATGGGTGGGACTTTGATGTTCGGGTTCAGTTCCTCGGGAAGCTTGTAGAGCGGTTCGTCCTTACCGCCGCAGCTCGGACAGTTTTCCGAACAGGCCTTCCCGTGTGAGTGGTCCGCGATCCCACACGCCCTACTGTGTGGCCTGAGGTCAAGCATTTCGTTCGGAATCTTGGGGTGCTTGCTCACCGCGTCCGTCATGATAACCATTCTACCGGCGTTGTACTCCTGGAGAAGGTATTCCTGCATGGACTTATCGTCCTTGACGCCATCTTGCAAGGTGAGATTCTTCTCGCCCAAACCGCATTCCTTGCAATCGCTTGTGGCGTGGAGAATCCCGGTGTGACCCGGCTCAGGCTTCTGCTCCCGGAAGAGGACACCGGCCTCCTGAAGGATTCGAATGATCTCGTTTGCGCTGTACTCGTCGAAACCTACGCGCAGGGCTTTATACACCCTGAACAAGGTCATCTCGTTGTAGTAGTCACCCGGGAAACCCTCGTCTGGCTTATCCACGTAATCGTACGTAGAGACCATGACGTGCTCGGTGAGGTGCGCCGTGTCGAGAGCGAGTTGCGACAACTGCTCGTAGACCTTGTTGACGTCCTCGATCTTGGTGTCGATCGTGGCGTTGAAACTGACGATCTTCCTGAACATTATTCGTTGACCTCCTTCACAAGTGCACGAAGGAGAGCACGGATGTCTCCCATGCGCAGTTCGATGATTGGGTATTCCGTCTTCGGGTCTTGGAAGAGCCCGATCAGGTAAACCCCTTTTTCGGAACGCTCGAGGTAGGCGTTCATGCCTTCGACGTCCCTAGCGTTCCACAGGTTCTCGGACACTACTCACTCACCCTTCCGGAACGAGTGGGGATTTCGTCGAGGTCGCGGTATTTCAACTCCAATTCGTCCTCTTCGATGGTGACGTACAAGGACTTGAGGTATGCCTTTATGCCGGTCTTCTCTCCGACCTCCCATTCGTAGGGAGTGAAGATCAGGTCGACGCTCTTGATGTCCGCGTAGTCGAGCATGCCGATCGCATCTTCGTCCAGATCGGTACGACCCTTCGAAGTGATCATAACGACCCTCGGCGGACGAATCTTGAACGAGACGCCAACCTGAATGAAGGCCTGGGCCTCATCGCCCTCTTCACGGACCTTGAAGTACTTGACGTTCCAGCCGTCCCTGAGCATCTCACGAGCCGTGGTCTCATCCAAGAGAACGCCGAAGTTCCGGCGCCCCTCGGGATTGTAGGTGTCCGCCTTGCCGGCGAAGTTCCTGTTGACGATCTTCGCGTCCATGATCGTGACGCTACCGTCGATTCTTGTCATTTCTGACTCACTTTCCGATTCTGAATCCGAGGGAGATATGGTCGAGATTGGGCTTGAGAAGTTCGATGCCGGCCTCGTCGGTGATCTCGGCGATCACGTAGCCACTCTCATTTACAATGGCCTCACCGACAACGATTCGGTCCATGCCCGGGATATCGACAACTACTGGGACTTTGTGATCCATTGATCGTCCACCTGTCGGTATTTCGCTTCAAAGGCGTGAGCCTCGAAGACATAGAAGTCGCCGCAGCGTTTGCGTACGACGTAATCCCCGTACCTAGCTTGGTGCATCCCCCTCAGACCGGGTACACTTATTCCTATCCGATGGAGGGATTTGTTCATGACGTCGACTTCGTTAATCTCGAAGCCTCGGCACCACGCAGCTACCCACTGCGAATTCTCCGGAGACAGCTGAACGGCCTCGACCGTCTCCGGGACAATCAGTTCGTATATCTTCTGCATTTCCTAGCCCTCTCAGCTAGGGGCGCCCTCTTCTTGAGCGTCCGGGATGCACACGTTCTCGAACTTCTTGTATGCGTCGATGTAGGTCTCGCCCTTTTCCTTGTTGTACGTGACCTCGTAGTACATGCCGTCAGGCAATGTCGTGCTGATGAGTGCCTTCCATCCGCCGAGGATATAGGCGAACCAGACGAGATTCGTCGAGTACTCAGGCCTCGGGTCCATCTTCTCGAAGCGCCCGTCGATATACGCCCGAATCAGCGTCTGACAACGGATCATTCGAGTCAGGTCGATCTGCTTCATTATTCTCCTCTTCCAAGGGAGTTTCTAGTGGTTCCAAATATCCTGGATCACCACAGCTGAAACAAGGAGGCTGATGCCAACCATCGGGCCCGATGCAGTTATCGACCTTTCGCCACTCATTACACTTGGGGCACCGATGCCAAGCCATGTTTCTCCTAGTTGTGTACGACGGTGAGCGAGACTCCGATCGGTGCCTCGAATGGCCTTGCGTAGAAGGACGTCACCGTGAACGAATGAACATTCGGCGCCAAGGACGCCATGAACTCTGGGGAGAGACAGAACTTGACCATACCGTCCTCCCCCCTCTCGGTCCTTCCGATAACGATGGTTGGATCGTCGTCCAGGAATATCGGAAGAATCATTTCGTCTTGGGCCATGTAAGCCCGCACTCCTTCCGCTCTTTCTTCGTCAGTAAGTTCCACAACTCACCTCACGAATCTAGTGAACTCTCCGAAGTAGTCGATGGTCTTTCGCGCTTCCTCCGCAAGGTTAACGAAATAGCGCATGTCGATTGCATCTGTGGAGAGACCCTGCAGTCCTTTAGCGACGCTGGCCTCCAACCACAAATATCCCTTCGTGCCGGCTACCGCGTATGACTTACCGTCCTTGACGCGATATAGAACGCCACCTCCTCGTCCTTCTTTTACTGGGACAAATCGCCCAGTGCGTCCGACGAATTGCATCCCCTCCGCAAGGGCCATGGGGCGGTCGTGTTCGAAGTCGAGATACATGGCGCCTTGTGTAACCTGCTTCGTTTCACACAAGTCGTCGAACTCGATTGGCTCTCCAGTGAAGAGAGTCTTGAACACGAATGGGTGCTGGAATTGCGCGCCGACCGCTGTCCACTTAGTTGTCCAAGCTTTGTCGTTGTTACCCTCCAGCTTGGCCGGAACCGTCCGCCTTGCGATATAGACGGCATCGTTCACCAACGTCATGGCGTCGTAGAAGTCCTCGTCCGGTTTGTACTCGAACGTGTAGCCGTACTTAGCGCCAAAGGTCTTGACGAACTCTATGATCTCGGGCGTCGCGTCCGGTATCTTGATCGAGTCCGTCTTGATGTGCGCAACCGTAAAGCCCTGCTCTTGGACCGCGTGCTTGAGATCGACCATGAAGAGCGCGCCTCGTTTAGCCACGATATTGTCGACGTTACGGACATCCCTGAACGGGTTGTCGAATTTCGCGGAAGTGAGGCCGTACACGATATTGATGACGATCTTAAGTGCATCGCTAAGACCCTTAGCGCCCGCATCATCACCCAGATACTTGGCGAGCTTGCCTCCAAGAAGAGTTCTTGCGGACTCGTAGTCCTTAGCCTTAATCGCCAGACGCGTATCGAGGAGAGCTTGGAAGTTGCTTGTGTACTCCCCGAATAGGTTGAGCTGTATGATACTCGTCGGATGCATAGAAGCAACGTCAAGAAGCGCCACGTTCTCGTACATCCCTGGTTCAGCGTAGACATAACCGCCTTCACCGGTCACCTCCCCTCTGTATGTGCTCTGGCCCCGATCGAATATGTAGCCGGGGAATTCTTGGGATAGATGGGTGTAGACGAATGCTCGTTGTGGGTTCTTGTCTTCACCGAAGACGATCCTGGCGGTATGTTTCTGTGTGGTGTCGTTGACACTCAGGCCGCTAATTTCAGCCAAGATCTGCCTTGCAATGAAGTCCTGCTTCCGAGCCTCGAACACGAGTTCGCTGGACTCCACATCGTTGACGCAGTACTCAACCACCCGAGGAATATCCTCATCTTTGACTAGCTGGTCCCAGGGAAGATCGAGCTCGACGTGAGGAAGACCCAGATCGATTTGAAACTTCTTCAACCCTTGCTTGACCGAACTGAAGTCGTAGATGTCGGCGTACGAGAGGTTATAAGCCTCGCCGAACATCGACCCGACACTTCCCTCGATGATCTTCTGAGAGAGCCGGTAGAGCTGCTCATTGTCATACCCCATGAACCGCGCGTAGAGGATATGGTTGTCGTACCTACGGTTGTTGAAGCCAACAAGCCTCAGCTTGAATAGAGCCTCAACTTCTTGCGGGGAGGGATTGATCATTCGAACTGTGGTGGGGGAACCTTGGAACTTCCAGCACACGACGAAGAGGTTGGGATATACCTCAACGTCATAGAAGGAGAGTCGGTCGTCCTTCGGCTCTGGTTCCGGCGTGTTGATCGGGTCGTCGGACTTGAAGCGCATCTTCTGCACAACCTTCAAGCACACGAGCGGTTGGTTGGAACTGTTGTTTGCGAACGCCATCAGCTTGGGGTAAAGATCACTGACGTCGTACTTCATCCCCGACAAATATGCTTCGTCGAGAATCTTGGCGATGAAATCGATGGAGGGTTTCGTTCCCGGATGAATCTCCTTGCGCAAGTTTCTGCCAATGAGATCACGAAGACCCTTCTCGGATTTGATAGTGTCGCTCTGGAGCATCTTTCTCTCCTTGAAGGGAAGTCCACTACTTATCGTGGAAATAGGCACGTTGTTGCATTTGGACAGCCGCCTCCGCAAGGAAGAGTCTCCTGCGAACACCTTGACCTCAATGCCCTCATCGTACTTTCGTGCGAGCTCGGAGGTATCACCATCAAAGATATAATGGAGATGGACCGCAGAACCTGATTTGGAAAGCTCTGCGTAGGTCGCAGGCCACTGAGAAGCAGCCTCCAGGTTGCGCTCAAGAGACTTCTTTCCATCTTCTCCTACTAGGTCGAAGTCGATGACGATATGGTTTTGTGGAACCTTTACGAAGTGAACTTCCGAAGTGTCAATCTCCGCAAGCGTAGTTTTGACGTCGGACCAACGTTTCTGAGGCGTCCCATCATCTTTCGCCATCTGCGCCGGCTGCTCCGCATACTCAAGGTCCAAGAGCGATGTAGTCTCATCCAGTACCAATGAGTAAGCGTGACCGTTGGTATTGGCTGGCGCTTTGAAGGGCTGGGCGGTGAAACCTTTGTAGTAACTTCGAACAGTCTGCCCATCCAGAACAAATCGGTCATGGAACTCGTGGAAATAGTTCTTAAGCTCCTCTCGGAACTTGTATTGCGGGAGGACGAACTCGATCCCGGTTTCACTGCAAAACTCCTTGTATAGCGCGTACGCTTGTTTCAGCGTGCATCCGTCCTGCGATTTGAAGATGTCGAAATATGCCTCGACGTAGTTGAAGAAGATGTCGGTCTGGAGCATCATTTGTACCGGCCGATATCCGTTGTAGTAGTTCTTACCCTTCTCCCGATATACGTCAAGGCAGTGTTGCGCGATGGCCCCGAGCTCAAAATCGATCTGAGCCATCAAAGTGTGGTAATGCGCAGGCTGAAACAAAGTACCAGTTGGGTGCGCGTCAATCAGTCGTCGGATAATTCCCGACTTGGCGTCACTGATTCGCACTGGCTTGTTTGTACCCATGAACAAGAAAGCATTGATCTTGTCCGTATAGGTCGATTTGTACTTTTCGTTCATAGTCATTGCTTCGTGGGATATGATCGAGTTCAGCTTGCTATTGTCCTCGATCTTCGACAAGTCGCCGTCGTGCTGGATAGCGACCAAGGGGTTACCACGAAACGATTCGGTCGCGAACGCGTTATTGTTCCCGACAAGTGCTTTGGCCTCGAAGGTAGTCGTATAGCCCTCGAAGAGTTTCCCGATCACATTGAGGATCGTTGACTTTCCTGTACCACCAGGCCCGTATAGAACGAGGAATTTTTGGATCTTCTTCGAGTCTCCAGAGATTACAGATCCGATCGCCCATTCGATCTTCGTCCTCTCCTCTGGATTATATAGAGTGCCGATCAACTCATCCCACGCCTTGTAGGAACCGGGGGCGAGGGCATAGGGAAGTCGTCGGCTAACGTAGTCGCCTTTCTTGACTTGGCTGTTTGCGAACGTCAGCGATTCATCGAGTTGGTGATGATTGTCGCTTATGTTGCCTACGAACTTTCGGAATTGGGTCCATCCATTGCTTCCAAAAGAACTGAGGGTTTTGACGCTACATGTGCCGCCAGTTTCCTTTGCTTTCGCGGCGTATTCCAAGAGCGCTTGGTCAACAAGACGTTGAACGTCGTACTCGTCCGTAGACCACAACTGCCTCTCTTCGTCCCAGATGGCGTAGAACGCGCGTCCACGCACCATCAAGTCCTTAGACCTCCCGACTGTGAAATCGGGAAATATCTCGAGACCGTTCTTGGTTTCTCTTGTAGCGACTTGAAAGAAATCCATTTAACCTCCCCCCGTTCTAGGCGGATTCAAGGATATAGGCGCTCATCTGGTACCAGAGCTCCACATCGCGTTGGTCTTTGCAAGGTTGACTTAGGGGGAACAGTCCACCGTCGCCATTGTGTTTGTATGTCCGCCAAATAACGGCGTCTAGTTTCTCCTGAACCATCTCATTCGTGAAATGGGCTCCATCGTTGAACTTCTCGAGATCCAGGTTTTCGAGCATCCGCCAAAACCAAACGCGAGGCTCACTATCTGTTTCGAAAGCAAGCCTTCGCGAAAGGCCGATTAAGAGCTCTAGCATGGAGCAACCCAGATTCATCCACCCGTGATCTACGTCCATGAGTTTTTGGTGGTCGATGAACTCGTATCGCAGTTCTTTTCCGTCTTCAATTCGGTTGTCATCGTTAGGGACGATCCAAACGAACTCCTTAGTGTAGAGGAGCTTGAATAGCCGCCAATATGTACGGTAAGTTCTTTTGATGCGAGGGTCAGCAACCACGCCGTAGAGCCATGTGAAATATAACTCGTCAATCGGCGCTTCCATTGCTTACTCCTATCTCAGATCGAGAACTTCCTCTGAGTATTTACCGGTGCTTCGCAGGATCTCGTAATCGATACCGAGTCTGTCGTTTCGTACGAAGACCACGTTCGGGTCGTGCGATCGGTGCCCGAATCGGATGTTATCCTGGCCGATCACTTCGCCGTGGTCCTCGATCACATCGTCCCGGCTGTCCGCGACAACGTTGTCACCTTCGTAGTAAGTGACGGTGACCTGGCTGTAGTCCATCTCGTTTTGCAGGTGCTCGATATGACTGATGATGTATGGTTTCTCGGGATCGCGAGCTTCGATCTCCGCCATAAAATCATCGCCCTCAGCGGGGGTGACGTCGTTGGTGAATACGTTGGTCTTGATTGTTGCTACTGCTGTGCTTGGGGTGTGGTACCTCAACCCCTCAAGGATCTTCTCCAGCACTGGTGTCGGCACCTCGTCCGGGAATTCCTTCCCCTTGATTTCAGTCGGAAGCAGAGCCGCAGCAGCCTCCTCAGGGGTGGAGAACACGTTCTGAGCGTTCAGGAGTTTCGCGCCGTAGTGCTTGCGTGTCTCCGCGATCTCACGCTCCATCATCTCGGCGTAGCGAGACTCCAGTCGACGCACGGCAAGCTGATAGCCCGCGAGCGTCCCAACAGCCAGCGAGACCAGAGAGATCCCGCCGGCGATCAGGTACTTCTTCACTGCAGCTCCTCAGATCTTGTCGTAGATGATGCCGTCGACGTTGAAGTCGAGAAGGACGGTCTTGTTCCAGCCGTTGATGAAGTCGCGATATCCCGGCTTGTTGGGATCGAAGATTCCGAAATCGACGAAGTCATCTCCCTCACCACCGAGAACCCAGCCGACGACGGCTCCCTCACGCGAGTGCTTGATGCCCAACGACTCGTAGACCTCATTCAGGAAGAGATGACCACGAGCCCGAAGCTTGTCATTGGCATGTTGCATCTGGCACTTGAGGAAGAGCAGGTTGTAGGACGTCTCCGAGTTCCAGTCCGGGCAGCTCTCATCGAACCACCGAGCATAGATCGACGGCTCCTTGCCGGCCCGCTTGACGGTCTTCATGACCGGACCGTTCTTGGTCTCCTCGACGATCTCGACGTCGTCGCAACCGTATCGGAACTGATCGTCCTGATCCTTCCCGAGGGCCTTCACGACCCGCTCGCGATACTCCCGGAACCCCTTGTCCAGGGCCGCGTACGCTGCGGTCAGGGCCAGATTCCTTCGAGTGAGGATGACGTGCGATCCCGTCAACGCGGCGATCGAGACAACGCCCACAGCCACTGCCGGCGAATACATCTTGATGATCCGGAGGCTAGTCTTGGCGTAGATCTTCACCAAGTCCTTCTTGGCGTCATCCTGGCTGTACTTCTCGCCGTGGACCTCGAGGGCGAAGTTGACCTTGTCCAGATCGTCCTGGTGGTCTTCCAGGATTTCTTCGAGCTTCAGGGTCGCGCGGCTTGCGAGAACGACGGTTGCCACAACACCCACAACGCCGGCTCCGAAGAGAAGAACGGGCGAGTGCTTTTGAACTTTGAGAATCTGCCTCCCAGCTTTGCTGGTGACGAAATTCCTAAGGGCTGCGAGTTTCACGATTTCTCCTTGAATTTCTTTTGCTGGAAGAGTCGAAAATAGACGGCAACTACCTGAGAATCGGTCATCCCATCGACCTTGGCGAGCCACTTTTTCGACTTGGGATATAGGCTCTTCAGAGCCTCACGTACATTCGGGTGGCCCATCGCGCGGCCATTAGTCTAGGGGCTCGGGTTTCGGCAGATCCAACAAGTAGCCATTGGTGATCCGTTGCGAACCGACCGCACGCAGATCTCTCCAACCCCACTTGTGATCTATGGAACTTGGCGCCAAACCAAGCATCTCGTACAGATCCGCCACGGTGATCACGTCGTACTTAGCGACGATGTCATACATCCGGTCGATGACTTCGCTGACTTCGCTCTTCGTGGCGAGGATGATGTCATCCAAGTTGTGTGCGCCCCGTTGGCCTCGCATGGATACACGATCGTCTTCCCGCCTGCTCGAGAGGGGGGACGAAGAAGAACCAGAGAACCTGTTGTAACTGATGTAGCCCGTTGATCCGCTCGGCCTGTTTCCTGTACGACGACTTGCGGAACGAGCTTCCCCGAATAGAGCGCGTTCTACGGACTGGCTCACGGCATCGGCGAGCGTGTCTTTCGCGGCCGGAAGGATGACCTCGAATATCACGTACTGCCAAATGCTCTTGGCGTCTGCCCCACCCATGAAAGCCTCGGCGAATCGCTTCCCAAGCGACGGCTTTCGAGTTCTGACTGCGCCCGTGACGACCTTCTCGATCTTTTTGCCTTCAGGCTCCTTAGATGCCTGAGAATTTGGCGGAAATTGCATTTTTCCTCGTTCCGGTCAGAAAACTAAAAGGCCAAGTTATCGGCCAGTTAGTTTGGGGCTCATTGAGTCTCGAGTTTTGGTTGGATGTTTTCTTTCCACCATTCGATGAGGTCGTCGATCTTCTCGTCGGTATAACGCTTACAAGCCTGGGCCAGAATTGCACCGAGAAAATAAGAACCGATCGTGATTCTCGGCTTGTCCAGCCACTTCACGGGGCTGGTGTTGTTTGAAACGATCTGGTCAATGACTTTGGAAACGCTAAACCAAACGATCGCAGATACGGCCTGCTTGGTGAGGTCGACTTTGTCGAGCGATTTCATTTGGTTCCTTTCGGTTAGTGGTTCTCACTATAGGGTTTGTTTTTCCCGCGAATGAGAGGGCGCCTTTTCAGCCCACGGGGGGAGGCTCTCCGGCGGTCGTTTAAGATTCGCACCCTGAATAGACTTTTCGGGGAACCCCAAGTCCCTACTTAGCCTTGCGAATCCCCTCCACATCTTTATTTGATCTTGCTCATCGCGAGGAGAAGGATCTTCTTGGGGACATTCCCACTCTCGCGCTGGATGAGGTCCGCGAGCTCTGGTCCCGGCATGGCGACCAGCTCTTCGTCCGTGTAGTCCTCCAGTTTCTTCCGTTTTTGAGTTTCACCGAAGATGGCGCCGCTCAGTCGGGTTTCGGACAGCTCGAGCGTGCCCGAATCTGGAATACGTGCCGCCAGGTTGGCCGGGACGATTCCCTTGATGAACTCGGCCGCAGCCTTGGCGTTGGTGAGGAGCTCCATGAACAGAACACTGTAGGCATCGGTCTGAGAGAACTCGAACCAGATTTCATCCGACTTGACGAACCGGATTCCATCCGCGTCCTTACGGCCGATCGCCTTCCACAGGATCTCCTTGAACGTGGAGATGATCGCTGCGGCGTCCTCCTCCGCCATGATCTTGCGGAGGTAGCCTTCCATTCCACCAGGCATGGACAGATGCATCTCGGCGAGCTCTGCGTCATTCAGGTTGAAATAGAAGTCCTGAGTGACCGGATTCCCGTCGAGGTCTTTGAACGTGATGGTTTTCTTGAGCATGCGGTTAGCCTTCCAGGCCTAGTTTCTGATATATGCCGCCGGCGTTAGGCAGCCTTCTTTTCCCGAATCTCCTTGATCCGGTCCGTCGCCGCCTTCTCCGCGAGCGCGACGATCTCCTCGTGGTCGACCTCCTGGTCGTCGTGAGACTTCTTGATGGTCTTCGCCACCACCACGACGGCAGTCACGGCCGCAGCGACGGCCCCGGCGATCACGATGCGCTTGAGGGTGAACAACTTTCCTTTGGTCGCCTTCTCGATGGCTTCCTCGACGACCACGTTCATGTCCTTCATTTTGGTTTCCTTAATTGAGTCGGTTGTAGTACCTGATTGGGGCGGTTCGGAACTCGACGAATATGCACGGCTTGCCACTATCGGTCAGCACTGCCGAGAATCTCATATCGAGTAGTTTGTCCAAGTTCCAACCTATATCGTCGGACTGCGATGTTCGTTCCAATCCGATCAAGTCATACAGGTCGGTGAGGGATGCGCATGAATCGCTGATGACTTGCGCGTTGATGTCGTTCTGAGCTTTCCTGAGCGTTTCCATGTCGCACAAGAAATATCGGCCGGTGAACGACTCGTAGCAAAGAACACTACCTTCGCCCAACATGACAACCTCTCCTTTACCGAGAGGGTTCTTGTTCACGCGATCCTGGGCGATTTCATCGCGTACTGATTGCTCCTTCTTCTCTCCGAGCTTCTCCACGACCTTTGCCCGGTATTCCTCAAAGGCTCGCTCGGAGAGAGCGAAGGCTGTTGCAACTGCTGCCGCACGGCGCGCGCCGATACGATTTGATCCGACGATGGCCAAGATCGTCAACAGTCCTGAGACTGCTGCTGGTACATACAGCTTCCAGACGAGCTCGACCTTTTCGCGGGGCCCAAAGACTTCTTGGGCTTCTTTCCTTGTGAGATGGGACAATTCCGATTCACGATCACCGACCAAGTCGGCTGCTTTGAGTGTTGCTTTTCCGGTGAGGTACGCCGTGGTCACAGTTCCGGTTACCGCGAACACGGTGAGAATTACGGGGGAGTTATCCGTAACCAACCTCCCGGCCTTTTTGGCAACCGCATGCAAACTAAGCATGGGTTTCGACTCTCACTTCCTCATCGTCATCGACGTCTTCTGCCGGGTTGTAATGGCGGCACGGTTGTGGCGGCCGCGTGGTTCCCTCGGGTACCGGTTTCATGAGCCATCTCAAGACAGTGAGGCAGGCTGCGATACCGAGGGACCACCAGAGAATTTGATTCACCAGGTCCCACACTTCCTGATTCATTTGCTTACCAGCTTTCAGCGTGGGTGTAGCAGAGGGAGTTAGGTTCTTCGCGAAGCTCGACGACGAGATCGTGGATGAACTCCTCGGCAAGACGATGGCGTCCCTGGTACACGCCGGCCTTGCGATCTCGCTCTTCACGAGCTTCTTTGATTTCATCGACAACCATTCCGCCGATGAATGCCGCCAGGAGAGAGCCACTGATAACGAAGCCCAACTTCGCGGCGACCAAGAGCACTTGCAGGATTAGGATCAGGGTAGTCATGATGGTGCCTTTCTACTTGGCCCTCTCGGGCAGCGGCAAAGATGAAAATCCAAGACCCACAAACTATTAGCCTCATCACGCCTGCTCCAGTCTCTTCTGAAACAAACGCGGCAATCGAACTTTAAAAGTCGGCTAGTAGTTTGTGGGTCTAGGAAAATCATAAAACCAAAGTCCTTGTTAGGGGGCTCTGGTTTGGTCTCCGCTGATAGGGTCACTTGTCTTCAGTCATCTTCTTCACGACGATCACGGTAGCAGCGATTACGATTGCGGTGGGAGCGAGCGCGACGGTTAGGTCACGAGCGGTCTTCAACGCCTCGATGGTCTTGCTTTCCTTGACGGTGGCGAGAGGGTTCTTGGACATGGTGATGTTCCTTTCGGTAGGGGTCTCATTATAAGCCCTGTAATTTCTGCGAGGGAAAACCTAAATCCGTGTTAGGGATCTAGGTCGAGAGTCGTAGGGATTTACTTGGTCTGCTGAATCCTCTTGACAGTCCTGGGTGTTGCGATGGCCAGGAATATGACGGCGAGGGTGAACAGGAAGAACATAGTAGTTCCTTTCTTGGGGGCTCTCTTTCATCATAGGCCGTGTAGCTTATGCGAGGTCTCTTCGAAAATCCCACCCGGGGAATTTTTGACTTGGGAAAAATTAAAGGCCATGCAAAAACATAGAAGATGTACAAGCGTGGTGTCTCGTACATCTTCTACATCGCCTACGTGGGGTTTGATGTCTCATCGAAGCTTTCCGACGAAGGACAACGCTTTGGAGCTAATGACGTTTATACGTTCGTGCTGGAGGATCAGGATGATTCCGATGAGGTTGGCGGCTATCAGCGCAACTGTGTTCGCGTCGACTCGACTCTTAGCAGTTATCTCTGCTTTGAGTTTCATCAATTTGGTCAATTGGTCTGACACTATGCCATACTCTTTCGTGTGTGCATCCCGACCTTTCAGATCGGAGTACAGGTCGTCAATGGCTTCATTGAGTTGTGCTTGGTCTGGGGTCTTCTTAAAGAACATTGTAGTTCCTTTCGGTAGGGGTCTCATTATAAGCGGTGTTTTGACCGCGACCCCCTATTTAGGTGCATTCACACGGAATGTGACGTCCTGGCGATCTACGAGATCCTCGGGATCAGTGTCGAGAGTGAAGGTGAACTTCTTCCTTCCTTCTTCTTGACGAACGTCCATGGCGCCGGCGTACTTAGCGTCACTGGCGTTGTAGACCTTCGACGAAATTCCCAGCACCACGCCCAGGAATGTGTCGAGCAACGTGATCGTGCCTACCACCTCGGGAGCCATGGGAAGATGCCAGATCTCGGCAAGGCCGAAATATAGTGAACCGATGGCCGGCAGCCAGATCTGAGCGATCTGCTTGAGGGAGTTGTACGTCTTATCTGTCATCCATGGCTCGATGGCGACCCGATGCGAGCTCGGTGAATTGTCGGTCATTGTCGTACTCCTTAATATCTCTGGATTCTGGACCCATTTGCGAGTACTTGATCATCGATCGAAGTGGGAGATTCGAAACATCGGCTATGACTTTCTCAACCACACCGTTGCCTCCAAGAGCCTTGTAGGGCTCGTAGAGGTACTTTCGATAGTCCTCATACTCGTCTTTTGTAATCCAGCCCCGTTGAATATAGATCATCCCAAGAGCCATTAGCTTGTCGTAGCTCAAGCCCATGAGGAGACGAGTAGTCGCGTCCTTCTTTTTGTCCTTGCTAGTGACATAGGCCCAAAAGCCCGAAGAAGCGAGAATTGCAAACACGTTTGTCAACAACAGCTGCAGCCATGGTTCCATATAAGGCCTCCTCCCTTACCTCCTCGAGGGAGGACATTGTGCTGCTATACCGTTCCTTTCCAGACACCGGAGACGTTCACATATGGAACTGCAACCTTCCAAATCCCCGCAACCTTCACATATGGGACAGCGATCTTCCACGTCCCACCATCTCTTACGCGAACTCCAGCAACGGTTTGTTGCGAGACAATGGTCGACCAAGTCCCGTTTCCCACCGCGTTATTGGCGCGAACCCTGAAGTAATAGGTCGTGCCAGGAGTTAGACCAGATATGTACTGAGGCGAAACTGCCCCTGTGTAAAGTGTGCTGTCAGCCGAAGAGGTGAGTCCGTATCCAATGTCGTAACTAGTGATCGCCGAGCCGCCGTCTCCAGTTGGAGTGAAGTTGACATAAAGCGAGGTAGGTCCGACAGTCGTGAACGTTGGATTGTTTGGTGCTGGAGGCACTGTTGCTCTTGCAATTGCCTGACTGAATGTGGTCGGTCCACCGAAGCCGGCAGTTCCCGTCGCCCTCAAATAGAAAGTGACCGTTTGGGAATATGTGACAGACCACGAACCGAGAAGAACCCAACCAGCCCCTGCATTGTAGTTCGCCGTCAGGGTGTTGTTTGTGGAGCCGTTGACTGAATATCCCCAAGGAAGTTCATGGTCGAAGGTAGTTGAGTTGTTCGAGTTGATCCAGAACTCCACGTTGGTTCCGGTGTCCCGGATCATCATTGTGCCTGAGTTACCGGTTGATCTTGTGTAATCAGTCATGAAGTCACCTACGTGATTATCTTGAAGTAGATGTCTCCATCAGCCCCACCGGACGGGTCTGCGGTTCCTGAGCTGATTCCAGCCGCAGTTCGGTAGCCGGATTTGCCAACCGGAATGAGATTCTTGACCTGTGCGACATAGTCCCGAGTTCGGTTGAACTCCTGATCGCCGTCGATAATCAGATCTGAAGATCCAGACACAAGCGCGAATCCAGCCGCAGCTGCGTCATCTCCAATAGCCATGCTAACCTCCCTACAGGCCGTCGTCCCAGTGATGGGTTGGTGGTGCATCATCCCAGACCAGCGTTGGCGAAGCATCATCCCAAGAGCCGGGGATAACGAACCGCTGGATTTCGAGGGTGGGATATGAACGTTCGCCTTCCTTGTCGGAGACGAAGATTTGCTCAGTCACCTGCATAACACTCTTACCACCCTGGGTGTTCCGGAGTTCAACCAGATCCCCCAAGAAGTAATCAGTGCCATACTTGTATTGAGAATTTTGGTTCATCTCACCATCGAAGCCCGAGAACCTACGGGCCTTGGCGAGTTCTTCGTACCCACGCTGATCCATTCGAGCGTTTGCATCGGCAGGAACAACGTCTGTAATGTCCGAAGCCGTCACCACCATCACTCGACGATCGAAGCCAGCCACAGAGGAGTCGACATCCGGGGAATATACGACTCTTGTACCCACAGGAGAGATCACGTACGCCACGTTCTTGTATGTATTGTTCGTACTCACCTGTGAAGTGTTCTGAAGGTTGTCGAGCGCGGCACTGAATATCACCGCAGGATAATCTGTCTGTTGGGAGGTACGGTCGCTCCCCATGTAGATATCGAACCAAAGCTCAGACAGATCGTAGTTTCGAACGAGACGGAAACCCATGTCATAGACGTCGCACAATTTCTTGATTGCGTCGTAGACAGTCATTGGGTCCATCTCGTAGTCGATAGTCCCGGTTGGTTCGTCAATTGTGTCTGTTGGAAATAACGTACTTCCTTCGTTTATGAAGGGAATGACGTCGTTCGCCGACAGAGTTCCAGCCACACAGATATGATGGAAGATCTCACGAGCGATGGCAGCTGGCACATCAGACGAAATCCACTTGGTATCCAGGTCATCACTCAGAGAATATCGCGCAATCCTTTGAGTGAGGAGATTTTCGAACGAAGGACCAACCACTTTCAAGGTAGCTCGCCCATCTGTATCGATGGCATCTGCTACGGTCTCGATTTCCATCACACGCCACGAATCGTTCATAGCGAACTTGACGCCCTCTACGAACGTCTTGCGGTTATCGTTGGTGGCGTGGACGGTGAGTTGAAAGTCTCCCAAAGAACGAAACCGCTCCGTCCAGATAAGAGACTGAAACCGATCGACAACCTGAACGCGACGCAGTTGATCGTCCAGGATATAGAGCTCCATCACAAACCTCCGTAATGTGGAGTGTAAGTGATCACGTAGGGGATCGCTGCTCCTGTCGCGTAGACGCGGATATGGTTATCTCCTTCCTCAAGCTCAATCCAAGCTGATTGAGGGGAAACCGCATAGAGCAACGAAGATTCAATACCCGATCTTGTGAGGGTTGCAAACTTGTTGCCAAAGACGGTGTTGATTTCAACCACGTCACCATTCACAAGAGAGGCATCGAACTGCAGCGATCTTACCGTGTTGTCCGGAGCCCTGTGGTAAATCGTGAATTGACTCAAGGAACGATCGACGTTAAGGATGAAATTGATCCCAACCTCAACATCGCCGGCGTAAGTCACAAGCGTCTCCGTAGAAGTGGATACCGTGTTTCCGTCGATCTCGACAGAATCGATGTCCACGAAGTCTGGGTCAAGACAAAGCACGGAGATATTGGCGATTGGCTCCTTGGAGAACAATGGGGCCGCCATGTCTTCGACGTAACCCATGATTGTGACTGTTGGTCCATCTGAGTCGTAGAACTTCATTTGGATGAAGCCCTTCGGCATGAACCATTTGTACAGTCGGGTTCGAAGATCCCGAACCGAACTCGTGATGTAGTCCGGCTCGAGACCTATGACGAATATGATGTTACGGGCTTCACGGCGGGATCCTTGGAACTGTTGGCCATCCGCATTCGCAAAGCCCGTAGACACGATGGTTGCTTTCACAGGATCAAGACCCTGGATGTCTTGCAGCACGAGACCGTCAGAAATATCCTCCAGCTCGAGCGACAGAAGCGCACCCGCGCTGTTTGTAATATCAACTTGGGTTAGCATTTGCCGTTACCACCCCTTTCGCTTGGGAGAGCTGGTTCTTGGTTTGACGGTAGATCTCCGCCTCGGATATAGCCTTAGGCGAGGTGTTGTACTGGTTGTACGTTATGTTTCCACCACTGGAATCGGTGGACCCGTCAGAGGCGGCGTCTTGATTTTGGTCAAATCCAAGAGAAGCGTCCTTAGCGCCCTCATAGGATGTATCCACGGATATGGGCCGAGGATTGAGAATGGTCCCGATTTCGCTGGCGCTCTTCCTCACGTTGGTAAGGTCGATAACCGGCGTGATGGTCGGCTGCATCTCGATGTCTTTGTTCATCAAATATGAGAAGTCGGACAGGGAACGAGCAAGAGACGAAACCGCGCTCTTACCAACTTCCTCAGCTGCCCCAGAAACGACGTGCGAGTACTTGTCCAGACCCACAGCCATACCTTGTGCAGAGAATTTACCAACCTCTTCAAATTCCTTCGAGGGCGAGGATATCCCTAGGAACTCCTTCGCCGACTGAAGCGCGTTCTTAGCGACCTTCTTGGCCGCATCGGCGATGACGCTAGAACCTCCTAGAAGTCCCTTCGCCATACCTTCGATGATTGCCGTGGCGAGGTTTCCGCCGGCCTTACCAAGAGCCTCCGAGTTGTTCCGGATGGTGTCAGCCAAGCCGTTAATGAAGTCGATAATGAACTCGGCTCCAGCCTGAAGGACGTCCGGAAGTGCGTACCCTAGCCCCCGGATAAACTGGGCAAGGATGAACACGGCGGTGGCAATGATCCCACCAGCGTGGTCGTAAACGCCTTGCAGGATGGCTGTAAGGACATTGAACCCAGCCTCTACAAGTTTAGGAGTTTCTTTCTCCATGATTCGAATAAGCGCATCTATAAGAACGATGATGGCTTCTTCGAGCTTCGGTATGATCTTGATGATCGCGTTGAGAAGTGCGATGAGGATTGCAGCGATTGCTTCGGTAAGTGCTGGGATAGAGTTACCCAGAACCGCAGCCAACGTCACTAGAGCCACACCAAGGCCCTTAATGATCGTTGGTATCAAACCGATAGCCGCCGAGACTATCGCAACCAGAGTGGTTGTCAGAGCTGCGCCAGAAACGCTAAGAGCGGTCACGGCAATTGAGAACGCCAATATACCTACACCGGCCGCTAGCAAACCAACGCCAATGAGGGCAACCGCGATTCCTAGACCCAGCAGTGTTGGAATAACTGGCGTCAAGAGAAGACCCGCAAGACCCAACACCACAAATACGCCGGCTAGGGTGACTAGCCCCTTAACTATCTCGCCCCAGGACATGTTGCCCAATGTAAGTAATACGGGGGTCAGAATTGCCAAAGCGCCGGCAACGATCAATATGGCTGCTGCACCTGGAAGAGCTCCGGACATCAGGGTGATTGCCACCGCGATGATTCCCAAAGCCACACCAAGTGTGATAAGACCCTTTGCGATCTCCACCCAAGTCATAGAACCGATGCCCTTGAGCGCCTCAACAATCATCCCTAGGGACGCAGCGACGATCAAGATTCCAGCAGCAGTCAAAGGAGCATAGGGCGGGATCAATGTAAGAGCAAGACCGATCTCGGTAAGACCGACTGCAAGAGCAGTCAACCCAGCTCCGATATCAGCCCAACTCATACCACCCAATATCTTCAGAGCCTCTGCGAAGGGCTTCAAAGCAAGGGCAACGATCAAGATTCCAGCACCAACGAGAGGTGCAGTTGGTGGGATAAGTGTCAGAGCCACACCCATGGCGATGAGTCCGCCGGCGATAGCCGAAAGACCCTTAGCCATGTCCTCCCAAGAGAGTTTGGCGAAATCCGCCATGGCACTTGCAAGGATCTTGATTCCAGCCGAAATAAGAACGATCCCGGCGCCAGCCAGAACACCGCCCTTCTCGACCGCAGCGAATTTGGTAAACAGAGCCAATGCTAGAAGTAGTGAACCGACTCCCGTAAGCCCCTTGGTGATCTCTCCCCAGCTAAGGGCAGAAATCTGTTGAACCGCTTGAGCGAGAATGATTACCGCACCCGACAGGAGATTCATCGCTATTGCTGTTGCAATGATTCCTGGAGAAGGCGGCATCAATCGGACTGCAGCGACAAGGTCGCCTATGATGATCGTGACTGCCGTCAGGCCCCTACGGAGCTGCTTCATGTCCATCTCGCCAAGCTTCTTTACGGCGATAACCAGAAGGTCGACAGCGATTGCAAGGGATATGAGGGCGCCCGTGATCAGAGGGATCTTAGCGATTCCCTTAGTTCCGGTAACGGTGTTGAACAACGACAAGGCTCCGAGGAGCTGTCCGAACATCACCGTTAGCGCGGTCAGAGCCTTGGTCAGATCCTCCGGACTGATTTTCGAAATCTCCTTGACTGCGACGGCAAGGATGCCAATCGCAAGGGCGATCTCGAGAAGTGTTGCGGCCCGAAGAGTGTTCTGCATCGTCTGCAATGTATCGGTCAATTGACCGAAGGTCTGAGTCAAGTTGTGGATAAGACCCGTGACCCCACCACGACCGAATGCGTTGCGGATAGTCAGGATGAAGGCACCGAAGAGACCTGTGTTGAGACCCTTGAACAGATCATCGAAGTTAAGGTCTTGAACGGCCTTCTGAATATAGTCCCCGAAAGGACCGAACGCATCGAGGATCTTCGGACCAAGTTTGGAGGCATCGTTTGCCACCTGCCCAAGGACATCGATCACCCTGGACCAAACCGTGGATATGATTTGGCCTAACCTTGTGAGAGGTTCGAGCTTTCCGATCAATCCAGCAAGCGAGTTGACAGCTGCGCCGGCGTCGAAATTCTTGAACAGCCCAGCAGAGTAATGAACGATAGCCTTGATCAGATCGATCGGAACCTTGAGAACTGCACCGATCGCACCGAATACCTTCTCGAACCCCTTACCTTCTTGGATCGCCTTTCTTAGCTCGACCAAGAAATCGCCTATGTTGGCTGTGATCTCGAGGAAGTCTCCAGCCCCACCACCCAGTATTCCAAAGAGCTGGAAGAATTCCTTGGCTGCAGCCTTGACCAAGTCGTAAGCGATTCCGAAGATCGCAAACACTCCAGCAAATGTCCGCCGGAGCTTATCGGCCGTTGTACCACTGATAGTCAAGGTCTCCGTGAACTGACGGAGAATATAAGTGATGTTGTAGAGATCGAGCGCTGTCGTCTTGGGGAAGATCTCCCGGAAACCTTCGCGGATCGGTTTGATGACCGCAAGAAGAGCATTGAAGGCATTCGCGATGGATTGGATCAGAATATCGCGGCCGCCGAGATCCTTCCACGTCCTTAGCAACTCGTTACGACTGTCGGCAGATCTCGAGATGAACCCGTCCAGAGTTGTATAGACGCTCGTGAACAAGTTCCGTGCTTCGTCGAAGTCACCAAATATTAGCTGCCACGTCTGAGTCCAGCCCGAACCGGCTGCCTCTTGCAAGGTGCTGAGAAGCTGACTCAGGGTCTTCACCTTGGTCGCGGCGTCCGTAGCGTCCTTGCCCATCGCGATGATGTCGAGGGCTTGCTGGTGGGAATATCCCATCGAGATGAGCTGTTGCTCGTTCAGATCGGAGGTGAAGTGCGACAAGGTTTCCGTGAGGATACCGGCTGTGAGCCAACCCTTTTCGAGAGAGCCACGGAAGCTTCCCGCATCTTTGATCATCTGATCGACAGCGACGTGGTGAACCTTCGCTGTCTGGATAAGCGCGTCCTGGAAGACCTTGCCACCCAAACCTGCGTTAACGACCGAGTTCCAGTCGATAAGCTTTACGGTACCCGTTGCAATGGCTTGAGAGAGCTGATACATAGCGACTGAGGCTTGCTCAGCGCTTGATCCCGAAACTGCGGCCAGGTTAGCGATACCCTTGATCGCATTCGTAGCCACATCCAGCTTCACACCCGCTGCGGTGAACGTGCCGATGTTGTGCGCCATCTCCGTGAAGTTATAGATGGTAAGGTCGGCATAGTGGTTAAGCTCGTCCAAGGCAGCAATAACATCGTTCAAACCTGTGTTCTGCCAACGGGTGTTGGAGAGAATGGTCTGAATCGAGTTGATGTTCGTCTGGTATTCCTGCAGACCCGCATTGATTGGGTCCACAGTCAAAGACTTCGCGATGCTCAATCCTGCAGTGAAGGCTCGATCGGCAATGTTCACGAGAGCCGTGATTCCAACTACAGAGAGCGTTCTGAATTTATCGACGAGTGAATTAACTCCACTCTCGATGTTCGACAGAGAGACGTTCTTGCTGGCAGCACTAAGGTCGGTAAGGCCTTTGGTAGCTCCTTCGAGCTTCAGACCCTTGTTGAGCGCTTCGAGGGAAGCTAGGGTTTGCTTTACGTTCGCTTCGAACTCTTTGTTGTCGAACTTCATACCGACAACGCGTTCTTCGATACCGCTCATGCTGAGGTCACCGCCTTCCAAACCTTGTTTGAGATGTCGTCAAATATCGGACGAATAGCCGGGTTGATGTAGTCTCGACCTTGGACGTATCCGCCCGTTCCGGTCGCGTATCCATATTGGAGCATGATGGCCACGGGGAAGCCATTCTCTGTGTCGGAGTTGGTCCAAACGATGGAATATACGCCATTCTTGGCGCCGACCTTGTAGTTCCAGGAATCCGCTGCGAGACCACTGTTTTCCGGAGTAGCCCTTGCAAGAGCTGTAACGCCATCGCGACCGGCAGAATTCAGAACTTGCATGATGGTCTTATCCACTCTTTGCATAGCTCTGAGATACGACTCCGTGTTCTTGAAGGAGCCGCTAGATGTTAAAGAAATCACCTTTGGCTCCTTCAAGAACTCCCGGTCGTTAGTTTCTGAGTAGAACCCGCCCACCGCCAAGAGAAACTAGTTCTTCTCTTCGCTACGACCGAAGCTCTATTGGTTCAACACGTCTGAAACAGGCGCAAAGACCAAAGGGAAATTCTCGGGTGTGTAGACACCAGCCATTCCTCCGAAATTCCCAAAGACCACGAAGTCTCCTTCGTTAGCAGCCCAGTCGTCATGGAACGGAACGTTGTTTTCATCCACTTCGACGTACGTCTTTGTGATCGTAAGAACACCATCAGCTTCGGAGACAGTCCAAGTTCCGTATTGATCCTCGGCTTTGTCTCGAATCGCTTCCGAATTTGTTCCGTCATACACCAAATAAGGAGATACTCCGAAACACATGTTCTCGTACATTTCACTCCTTCACAGTTATGCGGTACGGCGCCACATGTAGACTGCGCGCCAGGGATTCATGTGGTTCACGGCATTACCTGAACCAGTGTTGGCGGTGCTCCCCGAAATGGTGTGCGTGTGTGCTCCGTCGCTACTTGACGTGTTAGCTCCGCCGCCCGTGCCGCCAGAGGTGTGGAAGGACCATCTGGCCGTACCAGAGGCAGCATCGAAGTCACGGTAAACCGAGTGAGAGTGTGTTCCTTGGCTGTCGTTCGCCAGCGTACCTACCGCGTGGTTGTGAGCCGGGAGGTCCCCGGTCGCCAACGTGTGAGTCTGACCGCCACCGGTGTTCCCGTGAACGAAAGTGCTTCCGTCATCGCCGATAAGAACGCGACCTTGCACAGCGGACCAGGTTCCGAAGCCCAGAAGGGAGTTCGGGTTGGTCGAAACGCTGTCCGAAATATAGTAAGAACCAACAGGGTAGATGAGTTGCATGGCTGCATCGATAGCCGCTTTCAAACCCGCCGGCGTTACTGCACGAACTGTGTCGGTGCCCGTAGTTGCTTCAGTTGTCGTGGCGAGCTCGACTCGGCCTTGGACTGAGGTAGTGGATTGCGGAACGAGGGTCGTGCTTGCTGCAAAAAGTCCGTGTGGTGTTACTGCGCGAGTCGCATCGGTCCCAGTGATGGTCTCAGCGTCCGTAGCGAGCTCAACGATCCCGGAGACTGTGTCGGAAGCCGTGGGAAGCGCAGGTAGAGCAGACCCGGCATCGATCGTGGAACCATCGTGTTGCTCGAGGATCAAGTGGCCCGATCCGTCCATGTGACCACCGATAACCGTGTCAGCCTCGAGGGCTAGCAAACGAGCTAGATTCATGCTTTGAACGGTAGCCATGCTTCTCCCTCCTAAAGAGAGCTGATCTGATAGTTATCGGCGCTGATGTTTATCACCGAAGGCCATGTGATCTCAAATTCGTTAGAACCGAGATCAAGTATTATGTCATCGGGACCTGTAATTGTGAACGTCCCGTCTCCATGGTCCGTCACGATGACAATGGAGTTCTCCTCGACAATATCCCAGACCTCTTGGGGCGTAGGAAGTCTAGGATCTTCGCCATCCGTCCCGTAGAGAATGTCCTCGATAGCTTGCAAGGTCCAGGAATATGCGAGACGAGTGTCGACGATCAGATGGGCAGTCTTCTTCGCTCCCGGTGTTGTCACAGGGGAAGTTGTGAAAGGCCAACTGAAGTTCGTGGCCTCTTTCTGCTCATATTTCGCTTGGGAGGGCTGGACGACAAGGTTGTAGACTAAGTGGATCCTGTAATTGTCTCCACCCGTCACCCGATAGCTCATACCGAAAACTCGAGCTCTTCGCTGAGTCAGAATATCCTCGAAGAACGAGTCGGGATACGTGAAAGCTTGGATAACGCCCGAGAACTCGCCTGGGTGGCGGTTCATGGCAACTTTCACACCATCGATATAACGGAAGTTGACTCCGAAATCCTCTGGTGTTTCCTGAACGGAAATAAGCCCATTCCAAGCTTCGCCAGGACCGACGGGAGGGTAGAAAACACCTCGATCGATTCCGTGTTCGTACACTCTCTCATCTGTCCAGGTTAACTTAGTCATTTTAGGGCCACCTCCTCACTCAGGGCGTAAACATGGCGATCAAGTCATCGGGATCAGGAAGATATGGATCTGTTGAAACTGTCCCATACAGAGCGTCCTCGACGTCCGAGAGAACATCCGGATCTGTGGTCCGAGAGTCAATGACCAGATGCGCTGTCCGCTTGTAGCCCGTGATGGCCGGCGGCTTCGTGGTTATCGACCAGCTGAACTTCGTAGGGTCCGCAGAGCCACCAAGCGTCGTGTTGTTTCTTTGCGTTGGCGCCGCAAGAGCGTTGTAAACAAGGTGGAGTTTATAGGCAAGATCGGGCCCGGAGATCTCGTTTCCAACGCGGGTTCGGTAACAGAACCCGAAGGGCTGTCTTGGCTGCTGAGTCGCAATAAGTCCGGTGTGGATTTCGACATTTCCATCGCACACTCCAAACTCATCCGGACAACCGAATGCCTCGATTGTCGCCTCGAACTCCTCTGCGCTGAGGAGATTCAAGTACTTTTCGCCGTCCAAGTAATAGGGCCTCGGTTCTCCGCCTGTGATGTTCTCTGCGACGGAAGTGAGACCCATCCACGCAACACCAGCCGAGGAAGAGACATACAGAACCCCTCGGTCCACACCCATCTCGAAGAAACGTTCTCCTCGATCATCCCAAAGCAGTCTTGTCATTAGATCCCTCCCTTCAGCCTCTTGTGCCGAATTGCTGCCGGCGTTGTGCGTTAAGATCCCTCTGTTGCTTCGCTGCCTCTCGGTGCGAAACCTTCTTTGCAGGTTTGTTCTTTAGATTGCAGACACGAACCAAGGTCAGCAGGCGATTGAGATGCCAATTCTGACAAGGATCGAACGGGATACTCATGCTGATCATCCAGTAATAGATCAGTTCCGCTGTAATCGTGTCTCGCATAGGAGCTTGTCCTGGGGGGTCACGGAGTACCGTGGCAGACATTTTTGCGTTGATATAGCGATTGATCTCGTCGTAATGTTCCTTTTCCATGTTGTCAAAGACTATCTGAGGAACATCCGGAGTGAGAATCATCGCCTTTACGTACCAAAGAGTCTCATCGTCAGTCTTCTCTTGTTTGCCCAAGAAGGCTTTCTCGAATTGTGACTCCCATTTTGACAGTGAGACCAGAGAATGCTCTAGCTCCAGATCAAAAGTCAGGTAACTGAACTCGCTAGTCTTCTCGTCGAACAATTCCTGAACTTTCACTTGAAGTTTAAGCATCCTCTGGCCTCCTCTCAATTGTGTAGAGCGAACTAGCCGCTGTTTAGGCGAAGGTGAACCACCACTTATCTTGTGCACCGGTCGGGAACTTGTAGCCAACCGCCGGCTTGGCGTCGACGACGGCATTCGCCGTGATGGCGTGGGTTCCAGCGGTGGTGACGACGCCGTTGAGCTTGTACACGACACCCACGGTGCCCGGGATGGTGACCAGGTCGGTCCCCGAGTCGTAGGTGGGGGTGCCGGGCGTCACGGACGTGATGGTGCCGGCGAAGAGCCCGAGGACCTCGTCCGGAGACGGCAGGCGCGGGTCGTCGCTGACGGTGCCGTAGAGCATGTCCTCGAGAGCCGCCAGAGCATCCGCGTCGACCTTGGTCGAGTCGATGCAAATGTACGAGGTCGGCTTGTAGTCGGTGATGGCCACCGGAAGCGTTGCGAACTCCCAGCTGAAGTTGATCGGGGACGGGGTGTCGCCGATCGTCTCGTAGGCCTTCTCCGAGGGAGATGCGGTCGCGTTGTAGATGAGGTGCAACTTGTAGCCGAAGTCCTGAGCCTCGAGGTCGTTTCCGACGCGTGTCCGGTAGGCGAAACCGAACGCCTTGCGCGTCTGCTGACCGATGTTGACACCAGGCTCCGGGCTGGCCGTTCCGTCGTTCTGACCGAACTCGTCCGGATAGGTGAAGGCCTCGATGGTCCCACCGAATTCTTCGTACGAGTACAGGTTGAGGTACTTGATGTTGTCGGCCCACTGCGCAGTTGCCGCAGCACCGGAAGGCGACTCAGTGACGGTGGTCAGACCGTTCCAGACGACGCCGTCCTCAAATTCGCCGGTTGAAGTGTTGACTTGGTAAAGGACACCACGATCCACACCCGTTTCGTACAGGTGCTCGCCGACGCTGTCCCAAACAGCACGAGTCATTTGGGTTCTCCTCAGAAGTAGAGGTTGAATACGTCGTGATTCAGGTTGTTTGCCGCGAATGAACGTTCGTGAAGACACAGCGGAAGTTGCGACAGCTTTTCCCAAGTGGGATCGTCTGGGTCCGCAGTGATAAGCGTCACCAAGAAGCGTTGGGTCACGGTATATGGATAGTCGTCCGCGAACGAAGTCCTTGCGTTGTCCCGTTTGTAGACAATCGCAGGGAATTGAAGTTCAACATTCGTGGGAGGCTGGAAATATACGTTGGACGAACCCAGAAGAGCTTCGAGAAGAGTCTGAAGCTCAAGCCTTCGGCCCATTGTAAATACCTCCAAACCTCAATGTCAGCCGAGGCCTCTGGACGTCCACGTTAGTGACTTTCCAGTAAGCCCCAGACCAAATAACGTAACGAATGTGATGGAAGTGTTCGAAGGCGTACGCATCCGCGACGATGCTCACAGAATTGCCAACGGTTAAATCGTCGTTGACAGTCTCAGACTCCTGGAGCTGGCGTGAGTTTCGAATGACATCACCAGAATATGTGCGTTCGGTAATGGCATCCTTCCAGACTCCAGGAGCCGTTTCCGTGGCAAAGCCGTACCCGATTTTCCCGTAGAACTTTGCCAAGGGAGCACCGCCTTAGTCGCGAGTGAAGGTCCACTCGTCGTTGATGTTGTCGGCCAGGTAGTAACCCGAGGCCGGAGTTGCCACGACGGTGATGCTGGCGCCGGACGCAAGGGCCGACTGAGCACCAGTGGACAGGGTCGCGCCCGTGTCCTTGTTCTTGTACACGACGCCGGTGGTGGCCACGATCGTCACGACACCGGTGCTCGAAACGAACGTGGGCTCGTTCGGAACCACGAGAACGTCCGTGCTCGCAACCGAGCGGTAGATGAGCGCCGACTTCACCTTGGTCAGGGCACCCGACAGACGGGTCTCCATGAGGTACTTGAACTTGTTGTAGTCGATGTCGAAGTCGTCGAAGCGAGAGATCTCGCCGCCCTTGTCGGTGCCGACGTTGTAGTCGGTCAGGTTGACGAGGATCGCGATCACGTCTTCGTACTCCTCCATCGGCTCCACGGCGACGATCGCCGAAACGCGGAGCTCGGAGGCCAGCTCGTCCAGGTTGCGGTACATCCGCATTCCGGTCAGGCCGCTCCGGAGGGTCAGCATCTTCGCGATGTGAACCTCGGTGGTGAACATGGTCGGCAGGCCGGTGCCCTTGTAGAACCGACGCGATGCGATGACCTCGTCGATGAAGAGCAGGTAGTCCGGCGTCCCGCCGAGGTTGACGTACAACGTCTGGGCGTAGTAATCGTGGTCGTTGAGGATCGACCGGATACCGTTGCCCGAAGAGGCGCCGTTCGGATCCGCGATCTTGTCCTCGTCGTCGACGTCGCGACCGTCACCCAGGAGGATTGCACGCGCAACTTCCTCCTCGAGCATGAGTCGGATCTCGCCCCAGAGCCAGGCGACGATGTCGAAGTCGGTGATGTCGATGATGTCGTCGCGGTCCAGCGACTGCTTCTTGTAGACGGTGGTCGGGCCGGTGGTCCGCTTGGTGATGCCGAAGAACTCTTCCTTCTTCAGCGCACCCTTGACGTAACCCTTCGCGCGCGCGGCCGCGAGCGTCAGGTTGGCCACCATGGTCTTGATGCGGGAGAACGGGGTCTTGTGCGTGCCGTTGATGACGGTCGAGACCCACTCGGTCCGGCGCTTGTCCCATTCGGGGGCGTCCATGACCATCTTGGCGTCCGGGAACAGCAAGTCGATGTTGTCCACACCGTGCTGCAGAAGATCCGAGTGCTCCTGGAAGTAGGCGTTGATAGCCTCCTTGAAGGAACCCAGTTTCTTGCCGTTCTCGAAGATCGCAACGACGTCTGCGTGAGCAATGACAGGCTTGGTGTCGGTGCCGCCGGCAGCAGACTGATCGAAGACGTTTCGCTTCACTTCGGTTGTTCCTTCCTTGTGTTCGAGGTCGCCCTCGGGCTTCTCTCCGTCCGAGTGCTCGGCGGCGTCACTTTCTTGCTGAGCTGACATTGCCTCAGCAACCATCACGTGGACCAGTTCCTTCTGGTCGTCGTTGAGCGAGTCGTAGACGTCCTGAAGTGTCGGGCCGTCCGCATGCGTTGCAGAGTCGTCGGGCTTCCCATCCTCGCCCGTCTTTCCGGGAAGTTCGATCTCGAGACCCGTGTGGATGATCGCCTCGTCGTCGAGAACCTCGATGTCGTCAGCACTGTGAGCGACACGGACGTTGTCGATGACGGCGCCAGGGTTCGCGCCGGCCAGAACGAGGCTGACCTCACGGATCATTCCGTGCAGAACCTGCTTGGACTTCTCGACCAGTTGATTCGCGTAGATCGAGAGGAACTTCACGTCTCCGTGAAGCACCAGGGCCTTGGCGGCCTTGCCGGCTGCTGTCTCGTTGAAGAAAGCATCGCTTCGCATGCCGTCCGCAACGTGCCGAAGGATCACGTGACCGAGAATCTTCTCGGGGTCCGTGTGGTCATGCTGCCAAACGAGCGGAACCTGCTTGCCGTCCATGTGCTTGAACGCTTCAGGCGTGATGGTTCGTCCGTCGGAGCACTTGAGACCAGCCTTGGTGGCGTAACCTGAGAAATCAGGTTCCATTTTGACTGTCCCTCCTACAATTTAGGTTTGGGTTGGAATCGGTTCCGACGGAACCGGCATGTTGGTATTCCTCGGATCGTCGGCATTCGGTGAACTCAACGGTTTCCAACCAATTGCTTGACGGAAGTCGTTTGGCGTTGCGATTTCACCGCGACGGAACTTGTCAGCGATCTCGGCAAGGTCCTTAAGCGGAACAAGCTTGAATGGATCGCGGAAGGCTAGTATCCACTGCTTCTGTGCTATGGCGGTCTTGGTAAGGAATGCACGACGCATAGCCTCTACGATGGCCGCCACGAGTGGCTCAATGGTCCGGTTGTAGTAGTTCAGCATCGCAGCCTCGTTGGCTGTGCCGTTCATGACCTCTGGGGTGAGACCAAGTTGGGTATAGAGAAGGTTGGTGAGATACTCGACCTGCTTGAGGAGGTTGTTCTCGGCGGGTCGGTTGAGCTGGATTACCTTCTCCGTGCCATCGACGTATGCGATGCCATACTTGCTTCCCTTGAGCTGGAATTCGATGTCCGTTAGACGTTGAGTAGCTGCTTCTCGCCGCGTTTCGGACTTCACAACATAGGGAAGCTGGATGATCAAGTCCAAACGACCGGAAGCCGATTGTTCGTCCACCGCATCCAAGTGGTTGAGCGTTCGAATGAGTCTCTGGAGGGTCGAGTTCGGTTCGTTCATGACTGCTGACAGTGGATTCTCAACAATCGCAACAAACTTCTTCTCGAGTGTTACCTCCTCGCGCACCCCTTTGTCAGGTTGATCGTTGTAAACCCGGACCCGAACGTGTCTGGGATGCCACCCACAAACTTCCCCAACTCGAAGGGTCTTAATGTCAAACCCCGACGACTTTGTTGGATCAATTGTGGTATCGATAGGAACGATTGCGGCGACGGCCTTGTCAAGGAACGTCATTACAATGTCCTGACGGAATTGTCGAGCCGCTTGATCTATGTTAGCTTCAAGCGTCAAGCAAGTATTCAGACCACTGTCGATGGTTTCCTTGTACCGTCCATCTGGGTCTAGCCGAACGTGCAGAATATCGAATGCAGCGGCGTCCATCGCGAGGCGTGTGTAGATCGAGGAGATGATTGAACGCTCACTCGAAAAACGAAGACGGGTCCGATCTGGACGGACACTATAGCTAGCGCCCTGATGGACATGCATTCGGGCGTTAGGGTCATCGTTCGTCGTGAAAGCATTCCACGCATGGGTCAATCTACGTTTGAGACCTTGGAACACGCGACACCTCCCTTCTCAAATATCTCATCAAACGCCTCCTACCTGAGTTAAACCTCGAGTGCCGCGATTCGAGCCTCAAGCTTGGCGAGAGCCTGGTTGACGGTGTCGGTTGCCGAGACGTTGCCGGCGGAGCCGGATGTGTAGCCGGTCAGAGTGACCGCCGAGCCGACGTGCGTGTGCGTGGACGGGGTGAATGTCGACGGCTTACCCGTGACGTCATCCCAGGCGACAACTTCTTGCACAGCCGTGACCGCGACGCCTTCTTCCGTGAAGAGAGCGACTCGAAGGGCGGTCCGGTTCGCGGGAAGGGAGTCCACATCGCTCGCGATTACAGCCGGAACTGGTGCCGAGTTCATTCGAAAGCCTCCTTGTTGGCCTTGTAAGCGACGTAAGCGTCCATCATGGCCGCCACGTTATCAATCTTCTCGTCGTACCTCTTCTTGAAGAGTTTACGGTTCCCATTTGTGTCTTCAAGCGTGATCGCGTTGCCCATTGCGAAAGTCATAAGAGCCTCGTCGAACAAGAGCAACCGCTGACCACTGAGAATCTTCAACTCTCCCAGAGGAACCGACTCGGTCTTAGCGCCCTGGATGACCTTCTCGATGCCGTAGGAACCGTTCTCCTGCTCCCATCGCGTAACGAATTCCTTAGCGTTGTAAGGGTCGTATCCGAGGGTTCGAACGTCGTACTTCTTCTCGTTTATGTGAGCATCTAGATCGTCGTAGACCTCCATCATGTCAAGGATCGATCCCTCGAGGACGTGAAGGCTTCCTTCTTCTAGAAACTCGTTGTACTTCTGACGCATCGCCGAAGGCAACTTCATGAGTGTAAGAGTCGTGATGTAGCTTCGAGTCTTAACCCCGAAACCTTGACGAAGCGGGAAAAGGAAAGTGAATGCACAGAAGTCGTCGCCTTGTGAAAGGTCGGCGCCAAGTGAGCATGGAAGATTCCAGAATTGTCGCTTCTTATGTGGCAGCGTCTCCTCATAGGTGAAGAAGTACGTGTAGCCTTCCATCGGGATTCCGAAACGCTTCGCTAGGATATCGTTTCGAGCTGCAGGCGCCTTTTCGGCCCGCTCAACATCCAAATGGTATGTGGCATAAGAAACGGTCTTGCCGATGTTCGGTTGAGCTTTCGGCCACATGGCTGGATTGGCTACTTCTTCGAGCTCGTCCAGCTTGTAATGCCAAATGGAGATGTGCGGAGCTATGTATTCGCCTTTAAGAATGTCAGCGAGTTCCATTTTGATTGTATCACCGGAACCATTCCGAACTGTTCCCTCGGAACTAATAGCGATGATCAACCAATCTTCGAGCTTTGAAGCTCCTTGTTCAATTGCTCCAACAACATCCTCTCTTAGATCTCCAGACAACCACTCATCGACAGTTGAAACTTTGGGACGGAGCCCTTGGAGCTTGGCGATGGCCATAGGACGGATCTCAAGGAGGGAACCAGTGAGGAAGTTCTCAACACCCTTCTTGGTGGAGGAGAGCTTGACCCGGTTGGCCCTTGAGCCTGTGGTGTTCTGGAGCGACCCCTCCGTAAGGAACTTGAAGAGAGGGCCCCGACTACGTGTGATAGAGGTACGTATGGGAGACATAACCTCGTCGGCCTGTTTCATGGTCGGCGCGGTCGTGATCTGGTGGGTCGTAGTCGTGTCGACGTTGAGGAAGTAGTTCTGCATCAGAGAGGCGTACATCGACTTAGCCCCGCCACGAGCAACGATTAGATACTGCTTGGTCGTCAGCCGCTTCTTTATCGTCTTGTTGACGAACCTACCGCCCCGATTGTCCGGATATGGCTCATAGACACTCAACGTTTCGAAGTAGTACCAACAGTGGACCTGTTCGCCCCAGAGTTTGAACGTGTCCAGGAGAACAAGGTCGCTTCCGTCAGTCAGCGTGAGTTCGTTTTCGCAGTACCTGATCCAACCTTCGACGGCTTGGTCATCGTAGTAGAAGTTTGGATTGGCAATTAGCGCATCGATGCGGTTCATCTCCATTGCAACTTCACGATTGACCGGAATCTCACCGCGAAGAACCGCGTCACGGAACAACCCGTAGTAATACGGAGTCGCCGTATTCGATAAGCTCACTACCAACCCTCCTTTCTATCGACCGCCTCGTGCCATCGCTGCAGCAACCTGCTTTGCAAGAGCATCCGAAGCCAACTTGGTCGCCTGCTGCTTCCCAGCGCTGAGAAGAACGTCTGCGACGAGCTTTGCCGCTTGCTTCTTCTTCGATGGTGGCTTGAGGCTGGCGAATTGCCGCTCGAGGTTCATCCGAGTGACGAGATCTTGAAGTTCCTTGTTGGTTAGCGCGTGTGTGCCGATCTTGCGGGACTTGACGAAAGCGTCACCGGCGCGACGAGCATCTTCCGAAGACTGCTTCCGGTGGGCATCGAGCTTCGCCTGTTTCCGGACGCCCCACTTCATTCCTCGAACGCCGAAATGGCTGAGGAACTCGTCGACCTCGTCGGAATGCTTCGCCTTGGCCTTCTCGATTCGCTTCTGGTGGATGCCGGCCCGGAAGTTTGAATCCCGGATACCCATCTCCAGATCACGACGCATCTCATCGCGAGCTTCAGCTTTCGACTTCCCGTAGAGAGCGAGGAAGGTCAGATCTCCGTGCTTGCCGAACTTCTCGATGAAGGTCTTGGAGTTCTCGCCGTGCTTGTTGATGTCGTCCAACTTCGTCTGCATCGTCTTCGCGCGCGTCTGATGCACGGACTTGGAAGCGAGAGCTTTGTGCAACCGCTTCTGAGCCCTTTCCGAAGTTCCACCTGGCATGGACTTACGGACGCCCCACTTCATTCCTCGAACGCCGAAGTGGGCAAGCGCGTCTTCTAATGTGCTCAAAGCTAACCCTCCTTAGGCCAGAACGATTACGGGGAGGTAGTTGAAAGTGCTACCTGTGGTGAGGTCCAAAGTCGATGGACGATTAGACGCATTGGTTACACCGGCGATGGCACGTTTGTGGTTCGAAACCCCGTAACCACCTTGGATGATTCGATCCATACCACCATGGGTCCAGTACGCAACCCAAGGATTGTTTCCGCTTCCTTGGACAACGCTGACGATACGGACAAACCGCCCACTGCCTTGAGCGGCGATCGGCGTGGTCAACGCCTTCATAACCCAGTTGTGATCGGCGATCCAAAGGTTGTCATCGGATGGAGTTTCGTCGACCTTGTTACCGGCATCGTCGTAAACGGCGAACCCGTTGTATCCCGTGCCCGCTGCGCCGGATATGGTGACGAAGGTGCCGATGGCCGTAATTGCTTTCCCTGCAGGAACCCAAATACGAGTTGTCCAGTTGGGTCCGTGGTCAGAGTCACCGCTGGCGGACTCGAGAGGGATGCTGGCCGAGAAGAAACCGTAACCGCTTAGCGGATATGTCTCTCCGGATGGCCCAACTGGTCCTTGCGCTCCGTCAGCTCCATCTGCGCCATCGGCACCGTCTGCTCCATTGGTACCATTGGTGCCCGCAGGTCCGACAAGAGACGCCAACCATGCCGATTCGGTACCAACGAATCCGTTAGCGACCGCAACTTGGTAAGCCGAGAGACCATCGGTCCCGTCTGCTCCGTCGGCACCATCTGAACCATCCGCTCCGTTCGTTCCATTAGTGCCGTTGGTCCCATTCGTACCAGCCGGACCGACTAGCGAGGCTAACCATGCCGATTGCGAACCGATGAAACCATTGGCGACGGCGACTTGATATGCCGATAGGCCGTCAGCCCCATCCGCACCATCTGAACCATTGGTTCCGTTAGTTCCGTTCGTGCCATTGGTGCCATCAACGCCGTCTGCGCCCGCTGGTCCAACGAGAGACGCGAGCCAGGCAGATTGAGAACCGACGAAACCGTTTGCGACCGCTACCTCGTAAGCGGAATCGCCTTGCAAGCCCTCGCCGGAGACATAATCAAGGTCGGCCCAGGAATGAACGCCGTCACCGATCTTGAGTTTGTTCGTATCCGTCTCGAAGCCCGGCTCACCCAAACGGAGAACGGGATTCCTGGCGGTCCAAGCGGAGGCCGTCCCATCCCGCAGGATGAGTGTTGCTTTGATAGTCCTCACGGCTCACCTCCATCTAGGATCACTTCTTCGGGAAGGGGTTCTTCGATTGGGCTTACCCATGCCGTTTCTTCTCGGTATGTGTTCATGCGCCACTCTAGTTCCCGGATCTGCTTCTCCATCGCATCCACCAAATATGCGGTACCTGGCGGATCGAAGAGCTGCCGGACTTTCAAATATGTGTAGCTCTTGGCCCAGTTGAGACGAGGATCGGTGCCAATGAGGGAATCCCACGTGGCACTGTCATCCTCAATCATCAACCCATTCTGGGGGCCGATACCCAGCTGGTTCAGCGTGGAGAATGCCGAGTTGATGTGCATCAGCACGTCTTCGTCGAAAACGGTGTACGACGCGTCCATGCCAAGCACTTTCTTCACGCTGTCGAGAATGCTGGTTGCCACGTGGGACCCTCCCTCCTACTCAGAAACGATTCGTGTTGAGCCTCCGCTGGAGCGCCTTGATGCACTCGGAGGTCGGCGTGGAAATCCGACCGTCGACAGGACTCCCCAAGTACTTCTGGAGAGCGCCGGCGGTGTGATACCACCTGTTGTCTTGGAAAATGCCGTTGCCGTCGATCGTGAGGCCGAAGTTGAAGGCCTGGTTCAGACGACGCTGGACAGCTGCGACCAGTTGGCTGTAGGGAGTGCTGATGACTCCGTCGACCGGAGTCCCCATGACCATCTGCCACTTGGAAATGGTGTGCTTTCCGAGCACGCCGTCCACCAGGAGCAGACCGTCGGATGGAGAAGGCGGCGGAGCAGACCCCAGAGGGCCCCAGTCGCTGAGAATCCAGTTGTTCTCGTTGTCGTCCTCGTCGGCCTCGCCGGAAACATGGACGTGATTCTCGTGGGAGTCGCCGTCGAAGGGTCGCTCTTCCCATCCCCTTGAGCGAGAGCGAATTCGCTTGTTGTAGATGACGTAGAGCAAGCGCTTCTGGTTCGCCTCGTTGGTCCCGAGGTCATCGTACAGCTTCTCGGCGTCAGCAGCACTGAAAGCGCTGTCGATCATCACGTCGATTGCGCGATGTTCCGGGATGTTGTCCGGGTCCTGGTCTTCGGCGCGTACACCAGGAGTGTCGTCCTCGTTGTGACCGGACACTTCGAGCTTGTGGGCGGCGTCGCCGATCCCATAGATCGTCGCCCCCGGTCGTTTGGCTTTGACATTGTCAGTGAGCACCTGCATGCCCTTTGCCCTCATGGGCTTTCTCCTTTCTCTACCACAACTTCGTGTCGCCAGCTCTTCTTTCGACGTGCACTCGAGGCAGAAGCTTCGGGTCGCCGTAGTGGATGGCGTTATGCGTAGCGTGGCTGGCGGTGATTAGGAATTCTGGGTCGAAGATTGACTCATCGCCATTCACCAGTTGCGCTTTGGTAACCGGATTCATGTGATGAATATACAGACCTTTGTGGATGTCCCATCCTTCGACTCCGAGGTCGCATCCATTGTCGCGTATGATCACTTGACGACGAACATAGCGCCATTCGTAGGAGGTGTAGAACATCTGGTTCAGCCATCGGTCAGATCCGAATGTGATCTCGCCCACCACACCATTCAAGGCGAGGTATTCGAATCGATCATTCAACGACGAGAGTCTCCGAAGTTCAGAATATGTCCTAATCTTCATCGATAGCACCCTCGAACATTGGTTCCTGACCTGTGTAAGATCGCATCGCGTTGATCGCTCCGAGATATAGTTCCTCGATGCGGTTCTGTGCAGCGAACGATTCGATCTTTACCTTCATTAGCTCGTTCTCATGAGCGATTCTTTGTTGCTCGAGTCTTTCACGAGATGATCCGAGCTTGAGGTAGTGACTGATGACTTGAGCCGAGGCGGTTCCTTCCATCAACTGCTTCTCAGCGAGATCTTCAGCGAGCGAAACTAGCTGAGTTTCTCTACCCTCAGAAGTTGTGGCCGGCTTCCGACGACTAGTCGGCGGTTCAGGATCATTAGTCTTCCTCCTCACCCGGCTTTCAACTCCCTTCCGGATAGTTTCCCTCGGGTTTTCAGGGGCGAAAAGTTCTCACCAAATGTCCCCCCGGGGAAATTTTTGGG